TTCGTGTGGAAACTCCTCACTATATTCTTTAGGTACAGAATTAAATTGAACAGGATTATCTTTAGGTGGTTCAGCTTTTGGTTCACCATAATAATCTAGTAAAATTTCTATTATATCAGAATGTAGTAAATCTTCATCATCTATAGCTATATCATAATCATAAAGTTCTATTCTATCTCCACCAGATATTTCAAACTCATGATTTTCTGTTGTAAAATAACGAGCTGGTTCTTCTTCTAACGAGTCAGTTATTTTTGTTGCAATATCACTTGCTTGGTCATGTGACATATAGCCTTTTTGTGTAGTTCTGATTTCTTTTACAGTTTTTTGTATTTCTTTTATATACGAATACAATTCATTAATTTTATCTTCCATAATATTTATCATTTTTTTGATTTAAATAATCTATTGCTCTGAATAAGTTTTCTTCACTATATTCTACACGCAATACTTCTGTTTCCCATATAAAGAATCTTTTCAATATACAGATGTGATAGCCATCAGTTACTAATCTGAACTTCATCTTCTTGATATTTATATATAAACTCTTGTGGTGAACCTTCAAATATTACTTCGTTGTTATTCCAAACATCTATACATTTTATAATAATATTATCTACACCAACTTCTGTTAGTGCTTTATCTATATATATTTCATATATAAATTGTTCACCACAATCTTCAGAATTTGGCGGGTATAAATAAATATTACCAATACCTTCTTTAAGATGTTTTATAATTTGCGCTGATAAACAGCCCATACCATTAGCTCTTAGTTTTGGTGTATTCATACCAATTCCATTGATAACTCTAAATCCATTTAAGAAATTAGCTAATTCTATACCATGTCCTGATGGATAACCATCAAATTGTCTATAGATACAGACAATATTATCTTCTGTATTATATTCACTTTTAATATAAGTTAAACTTCTTGTGCCCATAATTTAATTTTATTCGTTATACTTTCGTTTTGCGTCAGCTTTGTTCTCTAGATATTCGTCATATCTAATTTGTTTGTACTCATAATCTTCTATAATATCACATTCTTCGCCACAGCACAAACAGTTGGTTCCTGTGTCATCTTCATCATATTCTGTACCGCAACACAAGGATACCATTTGATAAACGTACCCATCGTCTATTGGGTTACTTAATTTCCAATTATCGTAACTCATAACGTACAATTTCTGTCATTTTAGGTGAGCCGTTTTTGTTTTTGTACCTAGTGTATACATTCATAGGTATTGATACTATATCATGTCCTTGCTTACGCAAAGAATATATAATTCCTGACAATCTATAAGCGCCATAAATATTTATAGCTTCTTTTTGTGTCAATAGTCTACCATCTTTTAGATGTTGTAAAATATCTGATGTTTGTGTTCTCATAATTATGCTTGATTAATTGGACCTTTATAGTTTACTAATTTTTGTTTTTCCATTTCTTTAATGGTTAGTTTTACTATTTGTAGGCATTGAAAATAATCATTTCTATCTATTTTAGTGCCTTTTTCAAATAATTTATAAGCAACATTCCATGCTATTTTAATATCATTGGACTCTGGTGCTATATTTACAGTTTTAATTTTACTATCTTTCATTATATTTCTGCTTCAAATCCACATTCTCCATTTTCTTCTACACATTTTAGTATTTGTTTACCCAAACATAAATCTGCATAATCTTCTAGTTTGTCTTTACAAAATTTTAATTTATGTTGTTTAAAGTATTCAGATAAACTTTTATCATTATACATACTAACCATATTAAAAAATTCTTCAAAAACATTTAGATGTTTACCTAATGTTTCTTCAATATTTTGTATTTCTTGTTTTATTTTAGGTAAATGTTCTTCATCAAAATAGTATGATATATAATTATTATAACCTGTACATCCAAATCTATCTGCTGCATTACTAGATTGTACTGCAAACCAAAATTTGCCTTCTATATCTCCGTGATAATATCTGCCCATAATTTTAATTGTTTAATTAATAAAAAAGGAAGGGATATTATACATATACTCTGCATTACCGAGCTTATCATTATAATACCCCAACCTATGTTTATGCAGACTTAGCTTCTTTCTGCATTTGTGCAAACAAATCATTAATAGATGATTTTAATTTTTCTTTTTCTTCATCTGATAATTCTTCGTCTTGTATTTTATCAGCAAGCTTTAACATAAGCTTTGATAGTCTGTCTTCTGACCCA